TGTGCCCGGCGCATTGCAGGGCTTTGTTTGTTTTGTGACAAGTAAATGACCCTGCGTTTAATATCTCCTTCATTCGCTTTTTACCAAGCCAGCCGGGCATACAATCCGTTCTGAACGGGCAATCTTTGCATGGGCGCTTACAATTTGGCAGCCTCATAATCACAGGTAGTTTACCCCAAAAGGGTTTTTATCGTTTCTGAGCCAAAAATCTTGGCTCATATCCCAGACCGATCGGTTGAAAAAAGACTCTTCAATAACCTGCTTAAATTGGTCGCAGTACTCCTGCATTTCAATTTGAGCCTTGTCAAAGTGCCGCCGTGCAAAACAATGCGCCGATGTTTCGCCGTTTCCATCAACAGCCAGAATGTAGCAATCCCGCTGAGCGTCTGGCATCCCAAGCGAGTAAGCAAATGCCTGCCAGTACATCTTTCTTGCCATAATGGTAAAGTTCGCTGGGCGTAACTGAGCGTCTGGCATATTCTTGATATCCATAATTAACTTAGGGCCATACCCATCTACACGCCCGGTAAATTGAATCCCGGCAAACTCAAATTCAACCTTTGATTCAGTCTGTGTGATTTGGTTAATGATGTGCCGACACGCAGCGTTTTTGACAAGCATACGGGCGCGAAAGTCGGCCTCTTCGTTGGACTTTCCTGGCAGTACAATGATGCCGTGCGACACGGTTTTCCCTGACTCGTCAACCACCTTTGTCGCCCGCTTAACCGCGTCAATGATGTCTGCAATCTTAGGTACTACGGGGTTTCCTTGCTTGTTCACCGGCAGCTCTTCGCCGGTAAACTTTTCGTAAATGTCTGCCCATACCTTTTTGCCAGCGACCGTTGAAGCGTCAACGGTCGGCGCGATATAATAGCGCTTGCTAAATTCGTCGGGCTCAAGGACTTTGCAATGCACAGCTTCACCCATAATCATTGCCGGTGTAGTCTTTTGCTCCTGCAGCTTGTAGGCTATGAAGTTGCGCGGCGATACCGTGAACGCGCTTAGGCTTGAATAAGATAGGGTAAAGTCACCTGACTGCAATTTGTCAATCAGCGCGTCCTTCTCTGCCTGCTTCGGCTCAATGTAAACTTCATCGAAAACGGATAGTACTACCTCATTTTCCATCGCTTATCTCTTTTCTTCGGGCGGTAAAAACGTCCTTATTGACAGTTGAGTACGGCCCCATTTCAGCCCAGGCAGTTGCAAGGTCTTCATTTGACTTAGCTGCATTGCAAAAGGCCACGGCGAATAGCTTTGAAAAAGCCGCTTTTTTCGCAAGCTCAGTAGTCTTAAACCCTGCCCAATACTCGCTTATGGATTTCATGTCTTGCATCGCAGCAAGTGCGTCGGTCGTTTTCATGTATTTGTCTGCAAGCTCCGGGTTAATGGAGTTTTCTTCAACATTTTCGGCGACCTTTTCAACTTCAATCGGCGACATGGTTACTAGTTGGCCGTCTTTTTGCAAGTAGGTCACAGACCCGTCCGCTTGTTGAGCGGCCTCAATAGCTGAGGTAAGGGGCAAGGAAGCACACAGGCGCTTGATGGGCCGGCGCAATGCCATAGCGGCATAGTGTTTCGCCCAAATGTCCTTTGGCTTTTCAGAAAACACTTTTTCTTTTCCTGCGCCCGGCCAGTCGTATTGGCTCTCGCTATTTGCCCGCGATTTTTCGGCGGCTTGCTTTGTGATTACGTCAAACACCTCAAAGCCGCTGAGCAGTTTTGCCCGAGCGTAGAAGTATGTTGTTTGCCCGCTGGTTCTTTCGGCTGGAACGTGCTTGAGGAACTGATTTGACCCGAACTCAAAGGAAAATTCGTCTTCTGTGTAAACTTCCCTAGCTTCCAGGAAAGCCACTTGGCCAGACTCAAGCGCCTGGGCCTTCCAGTATTTATAGCCCAACTGGAAACAGCAGACCATTTTACCCTTCACCTTTCGGGGTATAAGATACGCTTCGCCAAATTCAGGCTCCAGGCGGCAACCCAAAGAGGCGGCTTTGTAAAGGGCGCCAAGGATGCTGCTTTCGTCGCACTCCCGTAGGCGTTCATTTGTGAGAAGGTTTACTGCGGCTTCTATGACTCTGCCCAGTAACCCCTTGTCTTCAATAAGGGCGGACAGTCTTGATTTTTGCAGTGCTTCTACTTGCGCTGCTGCGGTTGGCTGGAAAATTGACAATTCTTTCATGTGATGTGTGGCTATTAGTTTCTGTAAAAATCAAGCGGGGTTTTGTCGCCCTCAAACTTTGGGCCTTCGCAATAAATGAGCTTAAGTACAAGGTGGCTCAGCACTTTATCGCCATCGGTGGCAACCCGGTCTTCGCTCCACTGAGCTGGGCCTTTGTACATAGCCCAGTTAATCCCACCTTTGACGCACACGAATTTTATAGCGGTTCCACGACCGTAGTAATTAAAGCCTGACTCGCTTTCCCACGCCTCTCCTTGCAGAAAAATTTCGTGTGTTTTAGCATTTGAGTAGGTACGCATTGACAGGAATGGTATTTCAACCGGGTCGGTATTAGTTGTAAGGTCAGGTATTCCCCGAAACACGTCGTACTTGTCTTTCGGCGGCTTGTCGGCCACCTTTGGCTCCCGCTCTTTCAAAAAGCCGTTTGGTGGGACATGCGCCCCGCCTGTGTCGTGAATGTTGAGGCCGATTAGGTCCTCAGTTGTAAATTTCGCTTGCTTTGCCATTTGGTTTACATTTCATAAGGTTCGTATTGATCAGCAGCGGCCTCAAGTGCGGCCTCTTCCATTTCGTTCATAACTGACTGGGGCAAAAACAGCGAATCAACTTCTACCGTTTTCCCATCGACGTGAATGGTGTGAAACTCAACGGAATCTGGCTCGTCTGGCTCTACTTGAAAACCTTCCTCGCGCATTCCTGCGCTTCCAGGGGTGACGGTTACGGATACCTCAACGTAATCGTCTGCAATCAACTCGTGAAAAAAGTTAAAAGAAAACTTGATGCTTTTCATGTGTGGCTACTTTACTGTGTTAATAATTAAGCGATGTTGTTCTTGACGGCCAAAACAAACGCGCCGCAACTGTTTACAATCCGATAACCGGAGAATCCATTTTGATCGTAAATTGATATGTAGTCCCGGGAGTTTCCTACAAACCATGCGCCACGAACACCGAAGTCATGCTGCTGGTTTATGCCGTCGCCTTCTTTTGAAAGCTCAAACTCGGCTTCTTTGTTTACTACGTAATCAACCTGGGAATCAAATGATGAAGTGACCTTGATAAACAGGTCTTTTCTATTCTTTTTGATAAAAGACTTTACGGTTGCGATTGTTGGCTTGCTCATTGTGTGGCTACTTATTTCGTTAATGATGCCTCAAAGGTAAACCATATTTGATTACCAAAAAAGTGTTTTGAAAAAAAAAGGCAAAAAAAAATCCGCAACGCTGTATAGCGCTACGGATATGCTGAACATGAACCAAATGTTTGTCTTAAAACCGACACAAAACGTCGTATATTTTCTTTGAGGCCTCGGCACATTCCTTTGCCATGAAGCCGTACCTCTGCCCTGGAAGTTTGCCGTTTACTATAGACCTGGCGCCCATCCAATCGCAAACCCGGTCATTGAAATAGGTTGAAAGTTTGCGGCCCGTAAAAAGCCCGTTCAACATTCCGTTGACAATGATCTTTGCGCCTATCTCGGGCTCCAGCACTCGGTCGGGCTTAGTTACAAGGTCAATGCCCAGGATGGCGGAGAACTTTTCATAGTTCTTTTTCCAGGTAAGCTGAGAATATCCGCGCCCGTAGTAACCCGTGTGCCAATACCGCTCTTGCAACTTCCATACGTCGGTGCCTGTCTTGGCCCGCTTTTCTGGGATTGATTTGAAACGGCACTCATTGTACACCGTGCCCAGGATATACGCAATCATGCGCATGTCTGGTACGCCGTGGTTGTCACACTCAGCAACGATCAGCCTGACTGCTGCCCCCTGCTTAACGGTCATTGTTGTTTTTAGGAGCCTGCACATTTCGGCAAGGCACTCGTCTGTTATTTTATTCTGGAACATGCTTTCTTCGTTTAAAATCCCGGTACCATTGCGGCACCGGGGATAACATCAAAATCAACTTACCTTGAAACTGAACTGTCAACTGTTCACATTGTGTTCAGTTTCAAGCTAAAGGTAAGGGTATTGCGCTATGAAGCCAAAACTCAAAAACAGGGCGGCAGGGCGATTGACTCTATTTGCCTGGTGGAATCCAGTACGATGCCTTCACTCCCCGCTCAAACCCATTCCAAGGTCGCCCTGATTTTTGGTTAAAGCCTGTTTCGCTTTGCCTCTGGCTATTTAAACAATGTTGGTTGATCGAATTCGCTTCTCAAAAACGCCTTTCTAAACTTTCTCAGCCTGTAATCAGCAGGCCAGTTTTCTTTGTCAACAACCCTCACCTGCTGCGGATAAACCTCATAACTATCGTCTATTACCAAACGCCCATGCACTTTTCTCATAACACACAAAAGAACGCTTCCTCCATCTGTGGAGGATTGAGAAACAAAGGCTGGTTCACCGCACAAAAATCCGCCGCCGCTAAAAGATTGCAGCGACCAAACCAAAACTCGTTGACCCTTTTTCATTATTTTTCAGTTTTGCGCCATGAGGCTGATTGAAAATTGTATTAGTCGGCGATTTCACTTTGTCTTGTTTTTGCGAATTAAGCTATCCAAGAAATGGATCTCGTTCGCCCTCCTTGTGCTGTCACGAACGCACCATTTTTTCCAGTTTTCGTAATCAGCCCTTTGCTCTTCAAGTCTTTTTTGCTGATCCCGCACGGTTGGTACCTGGTAGAAAAAGACAAAGAAAAACAAGAATATCGCAAGCAGCAATCTTATCAACATTTCAATCTTCATACTGTAGATATTTTACGGTTATGCTGATCGCTGTATCTACGTCCCACACAAAAGCACAGGAATACCCTCGTTTGCGTAGCCTATCCATCGTTGCGGCCTGGGCCTGTATGTGCTTGTCGCTGCTGAGGGTTACGCAGTCCTTAAGGTACGGGCTTTTAGACTTGAACTCTAAGAAAAGCCCGTGAAACTTCCCTTTCGGGGCCGCCACAAAAACGTCCGGCCAGTCTTTTGAAAGCTCAGACCGGAGCTTATTTGCCCGTATTTGCTGGAACATCGTTTTGCCGATATGCGCGGCGGTATCGCTGAACACCATGACAAAAGGGTACATTTCTTGCATCAAAGCAACGTACTCCGCCTGTATGTCGTATTCAGTGTTCTTTTTTCTTGCCTTTGGCTTGCTAGGCTTCCCAGACCCGTTAAGAACCTGAGAAGCCTGCGCCTTTGTCCAACTAGCCATTGCCTTTCATTACTTTAACCTTGAGCCCATTTGCCTCAAGTGCCGTACCGAATACGGCATCTGAGTCTGCTCCACCGGTTTGGTCATCCTCAAAAGGCAATTCGCCTTGCACCTCCTTTCGACGTTTTTGAAGGTATGCGGCCTTTGCCTCAATTTGTATGTCTTGCATCAGCTCAAAAAGCTGTTCAGAAAACTGGTACTCGTCACCATCCAACTTGATATTGGGTGTGATAAGGTTCAGTTGCTTGTCACCACAAATCAATTTGAAGCCTCCAAGCATTACACCCTCCGAGTCGTCTGCCCCGGTGAACACTACCTGGTTGACAAATATTGAAGGTGCAATTTCCAGTACGTTTCCCAGGATTGCTGGCGTAACCTTGTTGGGCATTGGGTAATAATCGCAGATAAGCGCCATGTGTGAGCGCAATTGATCAAACTTTTGGCACAGGCTTTCATGCGCAAAAAAGTTGCGGAATGTAACGGTTTTTTCCTTCGCAAATAGAAAGGCGCCATTCTCATTGTTGACGGTTTCTACCAAAGACATTTGGATGCCGGTCAACCAATCCTCGGCGGGGATTTCGTGGTTGATCTTGGTCAGTTTTAATTTTGAAATAGTTACGCCCATTGTTTTGGCTTTTAAATTATGACATAATCTTGAGTGAATTCAAACAGGTTCAGCTTGCCCTTCGCTGGTATAAAATTGATAGGCCTTGGGTTGCGTAACTCCCACGCAAACAGTCCGGGATAAAAGTCACAACAGGCAAGGCTTTCGTGCCACTTTTCAAACGGCTCTATACCAACCAGGTCAACCAGGCACACCATGCCACCGGAGTCAGCTAAGTAGTCAGCAGAAACCTTGTATTTGGTTGGCGCTGATTGGTTTTTCAAAACAAGGGTACTTGTTTCAAAGTCATAGCTATCAAACAGGCTATGACCGTTTACCCCTGCATGGATTAAAAGCGGGCCACGGTAGTTGGTTTTCCAGGACCGTATTTCGTAGTGTTTTATTGCGCCGGATATCAACCCGGCAAATGGCTGCTTTACTGAAAGTGCTTTCATTTTCCTGCAAATCTAAAAGTGATACCCATAAGCCGCACCCCGCCTTGGTGGGGGTAGTCGGATAATTCTTTGATCCTATCCATGGTGCCAGCGTCTTTGATTTTGACGGTAGTGATTCCCCACTCCTTACACGCTAGGCAGTAATCTGCCGCCTCGCTTGTAGAAACGTTTGCATGTAGCTGGATAGTTATCATTGTAAGCGGGGTTCTTTCTTGTAAAGCAATCCATTTGATGTTCTTATCTTCCCATCCCTGGAAAGTTCGTAAACATCATTCTGAGCATCCAGTATGTGCATGTCTCGAAAAGAGGCAATTATGTCAACAAGGCTACGCCCGTATGTAGCCGTGCAAGTTGCGTTTATTTCGTCAAGTATCAATTGCTTTCCAAAACGTAGTGTTTCACTTATTTTCATTGTGTGGCTGCTTAAAAGGTGAAATTTCTGAAAATACTAGCAAACGCCCGTAGGTGTTCTTTGCCGTCTGAGTAAGCTCTTCTGGAAAGAAGTCGGGCTCCTTTACAAGCCTATCGTAAACCGCCCTGCGCGACCCCTCTGAAATAATTGGGTGTGGCCGCTTTTCACGGTAGTCACTCATAAAATCCGATACTACCGTGTCTTTGGCCTGTATCCACAGCGCTGAATTCCTTCCGCTGATAACTCCTGCATCAATCAGTATTTTAGCCCAAAGCAACGGCACTTTGTCTGGATGGTCAAACCGCTCGTTTGATATGCGGAGTGCCTTAAAATCTTCACGCACTCGCATGTTGTATTCTTGCCACTCAGCCCGCTTGAGCTCTTCGTTTTTTTGCTTTTCTTCTTCCTCAGCCAGTTTAGCCAGCTCGGAAATAGCGTGGTTGCGCTTTTTCTCGTAGGCAAGCATTACCCTGGAAAAAATATCAACCGTAAACATGCCGTAAAACGCTACCACGCTTGTTTTGTCTGTTTCTAGCGCGTCACTCACATAAAGCGAGAAGGCTTCTCTTATCTCAGCCACAGACATTCCAGGCCAACGCGAAAGAAATATCTTCGAACATTCTTTTATGGCACTTTCGCACAAGTCAAGTTGTGCCCCGCAAAAGTCTACGGCAACCCGGCCAATGGCGCCGATACTTCCTGCCATGTAGCTGTAGTTATCCATGTTCCTGGCTGGCATCAGCTTACCTGATTGAATCACATACAAAACAGATTCAGGTATGGCCACCCGCTCAGCTACCTGCGCTAGTGATGTCGGCGAGGATTCTACGGACGGCAGCGTCGTTTCTGTCCTTGATGGTTGGCTTAGACCCTGATTGGGTGGTTGTTGTTGACTCTGCATAGATTTTATTTATTATCGACTGAAATTGCCCCCACAACTTTGAAGGCGTAAAGCAATTAGTCAAAATGAATTTGTCGCATCCGGCAGCCTTTGAAAGAAACAATTCCCACGACTGCAAAATCTCGGGTTCAGTGGGCGCCTTATGTAGCTTCTGGTTGAACCGCCGCTCCAGCTCTGCCTTTATGTTTTTTAAGGCTGGGAACTCTTTTGGCTGCCAGGTAAACCCTACCCATTCCCCGCCATGGTCTTTAAAGTGCTTTTTATGTTCAGCCTCAAAAGTCGTGGCCATTTTTTTGATAAAGTGATCGTTTGCGGGCGGCTTCCTTTTTTTCGGCAGCGGTTGATCTATTTCTATTTCTTCTTCATGACCTTCAATTATCGTCACCCGTATTTTTGTTGTTCCCATATCCGATGGGCCGGCGGGGGGGACGGGCGCAATTTGGGGGGGGGCATTTTTTTGATCTTCCTCAGAACCGGGTTGGCCTGGTTGCGGAAATTCATTTTCCGCTAAATCTATACTACAGGGTTTAGTATTAGGGTTAAGAGTAGTACTATGGTTGTTCGGTTTTTCATCCGTAGGTACCTCCGGTTTTTCATCCGTACCCCTTCGGTTTTTCATCCGTAGGTCAGGGTTAACCTTCGGTTTTTCATCCGTAGGTACGGCTCTTTCCATCGCGTCATAATTATCTCCCCACTTAAAAAATGTCTTGCAAAGCCGCTGGTTTTCAGGGTGAAAAACGATCAATCCAGCGCTGGCCAGTTTTTTCATTCGCCGGTAAATACCGTCCTTTGTTTTTATCCCTGAAAGCGGTAGTTCGTTTATTATTTCTGAGTAAGAGATCCAGAACCAAATGCCGCTAGTGTCAACGCGCCGTTCAATTCTAGCGCTATTTGCAAAGGACTTAAATGCGTCAAACAGGGCAAGGTCTATCAGGTCTATTGATTCCGACAAGCCTAATTCTACGGCGGCGCGCTGATTAATGTTGATCGTGTATTTCACCAGGGCATAAGTTTAAACGCTGAAAAATCCGGTGACTCCCCATTAAGAAAATCTTCCCGGTGTGCCCTGAATGAAACGCCATACCGTTTAAAGCATGTCTCTTTTGCCAAGAGTCGACACCAGGTTAAATATTCCTTGTTCATGTTTGTGCATAAAAAAACCCTTGTAAGGCAGTGGGGCGGCTGGAAACCGAATTGGGAAGAGAATAACCCAAAACCCGCACTCCCTTACAAGGGTGCTGTTACTAATTTGTTTCTCTTTTTTCTACCAGGCTTCCAACCCTGGCGGCTCATTTGCATTACAAAGATAGCATCTTGTTTTTAATCAATGACTTTTTTTTGATTTTTTTGTGAAATTTATGAAGCCATTGGCAAATAACAGACAAATAGCAAAAGCGGCCCCAAGCGAAAAAATCAAAACGGTGTATAGGTCGTATTCAAACGGCGTTAAATGGATCATGCTGAGGAAGGTTTATCGTTTTAAAGTTTAATTGATTTTGAGTTTAATTTATTGGTTTCGTCGGCTACGCCGTGAATTTTCCGCGTTTTGGTTCGTATGTGCCAATTAGGTATGTTGATGGTTCCATTCCAAACTGGAGCACCATGTCTTTTGCAACATGGGCACTTGTCAAATTGAAATTGGCTAATTTTGGCAGGCTTTTGTAACCAGCTTTGTTTTGGTCAATGTGGACAATTATGCTGTTTGATGTTGGCACAGCATCGATTCTTGCTGCGAAACTACCGCAAACTGATTTTACTTCATTGATTGCCGCGTTGATGTCGATTTGCTTTTTCATGGGCATTGTTTTTTTCAGCCTTGCGTTATTGCTGCGCTGTTTGATGTCTCAAAGGTAAACCAACTTTGGTTACGAACCTAACATTTGTAAAAATATTTTTCACTTTTTTTTACAAAGTAAACTCCAGGGCCATACAGCGCATAAAAAACCCCTGCGATATGTTACCATATCCAGGGGCCGGGGGAGAAGAGGAGGCGACTATTTATTTTGACGGCCAATGCTTAAGCCTGTCTTTCTTCCATACGAACGGCGTTCCGGTTTCGTTTTTTCCGGTAATCTCAAGAACGATCACCTTTTCCTTTAGTGCCTGACTGAAACTCATTTCAAGGAAGTACGAAGCCCAAAAAACAGCGTCGGCGCCATCGCTTCCAGGCTCTATTAATGTAAAGCCCCTTCCGCTTAGGTATTTTTTCAGCTCGCTTGAGGTTAACTCGTACTGATCGTTCACCTGTTTCACGGTTTCGACTTCCAGGACAACCCTAGAAATGTATGCTTTTTTGTTTTCTAGCGCAGCCTTTGACGGGCGCGAACCGCGTCCAGATGTCTTGTAGGTGCTTGGCTTTTGCGACTGAGCCTGAACATTCCAGGTTATCGTGTAATCGCCCGCCAGGTCAAATGTCAGATACCTCAGCGAATGCACCAGTGGCGGGGGAGGTGGGTTTACAACCCCTGGAGTTTTTGCCGGATCCTTGTCAAGTACCGACACAATATAGTCAAGGCCATACCCAGTATTGTCGTCTTTGCCGGTAGGCGGCAGATCGCTTGCGCACCAAGCTAGGTACGCCTTTGTCGCGCTTACTGAGCCAAGGTATTGGGTGCCCCACTTTGATAAAGCAATAGCAAGTATAGCCGCCTCCGCAGGGGTAGCCATGCTCGTTCCAGAAAGCACGGCGTATGTGTTTCCCTTGTAGGTGCTGTTGATACCACGACCTGGAGCGCCTATAAAAACCTCTTGCCCCCTGGTAGAGTAAGATGAAACGCCAAGGGTGTTGTCTAGCGAACCTACAGCAATACCGTATGGGCTTCGCCCTGGGTAGTTAACCCCTGTGACCCCGGTGTTGCCAGCGGCGAAAACAAACAGCACTCCAGCGTCGGTGCTTTTCTTAAGCTCAACTTCTACGTCATTGATTAATGAAGTCCCGCCGCCAAACGAACCTGACCAAACAACGGCTTCGCCCGCCTGAATCCTTTTCAGGTCGTCGGCCCGCTCAGACAAAACAGCAGTACGAAACCACTCGAAAGAACCCGAACCTCCTGCGGTTAAAATCTGGACAGGTTTAAGAGAAAGCAACCCGTTTTGAACAAGTGGCCATGCCAGGCCGAAACCTCTGGCCGCTATAATTCCAGCACAATGCGTAGAGTGGCCGTTGCCGTCAACCGCAATTTGGTCTGTTGTGTAGTTTGCTCCAGGTAGCTGCCCCTCGGTCAAGTCAACGTGGTCCCATTTGTAGCCCGTGTCGGCCACCTTGATAGTGACCTTTTTCTTGCACTCGTTTTTGATACGCTCTACCACAGCCTGCGGGCGCAAAAGCGTTGAGCCCCAGTTAGTCTGTTCTGCGTTGATTGAAAAACGGGTTACGCCCCCCTGCGGTATTTGTTCAATCGGGTCAAGAACGATGTCGCTTGTGTCTTTTTCGAGCTTTCGCTCCAGGCGCTTTAGCTTCCCTTTGTACGTTTCAAAAATCTGTGCATCAACTGCATGAAACGACAATGCGGCCAGCATGAACAATATAAGTTTTTTCATTTTTAGTGCTTTGAAAAAAGCAGCCAGGGTTTATAGTCCTAACTGCTTTTTTGGTTATTTGTATTAATCTGTAAGTATCTGTATTAATTTGTAACTCACTTCCCTTCGGCTTTCGATTGTAGCGTTTTTAGGTTGACCCCAAACAGCCCAAGCAAAAACTTCAACGCCTCATATACAAAGGCAGAGCCGCCGAAATTTGGCAAAAATCCAAGTACGGCAAACTCAAAAGTTTCTTTTGTAAGGAATCCAAACTTGAATGCGCCAGCACCGGCCACGATAACGAGCGAAGTCACAATGATTCGCACGGCCTTATTTCCGATCATTTTCAAGCCCGGGATAAGGGCTGAGAAGTACCCGACAAGCACGGTGACAAGCGCAGTCAAAGCGCTTTGAAGGTTGAGCACATTCTCCGGGTTCACGTAGTCCGATGGATTTTCAAGGACTGGAGCGGGAACGGTCTGAGCTACCGCAATTTGAGCGAATGCTACGGCAAAAAGCAGCAGCGAAAAGATTTTTTTAAGCATGATTTAATTTGTTTTAAAAGTGTCAACTGGATAAGGCATCACAACTTTTGCCTTTGATTTTTGCCGCATGTTCGGCTTTTTCAGGTCAAAGATACACGCCTCAAGCGCTGTTCGCATTGATTCTTGTTGAATTTCCGCCGACTGAACGTTAAACAAAAGGCTGTCGTACCCATCGGTAATCTCTTGCCCCCCTTGGCGTTGATAGTCGTCAATGTCAGTCGTTTTTGTGCAAACGGAAAAGCTGCAACAGAACAACAATGCAAGTAACTTGTAGCTAGTATTCATTTTTTGATTTTTGCAATCGCTTCAAAATATCGGCGAAAAGTTTCGGTGTTTTCTTTTTGCATCCTAGCAAGCACGGCGTTTGCCGTGTCAAGCCGTGCCTCTTGCCTGTCGTACTTTTGTTGCCAAATCTGCTCAGCTCGGCTTATCCGGCTATCGCAATCCTGATCAAAATTGTCAAGTTTCACCCACATTGCGCTGATAGCAGTTATTAGCATTGCGATTATGTACGGCGCAAGCTCTTTGGCCGTTGGTATTATTTTAGTGACAGACATACGGCGAAATTATGAAGCGTTAAAAACAGAGGGGGGGGATTAAAAGTGACTGTTTTGGCTACCCATTTTTACAGGGCAACCCGTATTGTATTTCCATGTGCGCAAGTGCGCCACGGTGCATTTTGGTATAAACAGCATAGTGCTGTGGCTCAGTATATTCCTTGCCTTTTGGATCTTTGCCTGAACTTTCTGGCCGGTGCTCCATGGCAACAATAATGTTACCAAAAATCTCAACCCGGTTGTTGCTGGATTTTTTGAGCAGGGAGGCTATGGCGTTTGGCATAGCCTCAAGTACTGATTTGAGCTGCGCTTTTCCTACCGATCGGCCAACCAGTTCGTGCAATATTTCAATTAGTTCGCCACGGTCGGCTTCGCCCTCTACCTCTACGGCCTCTACCATTTCGCGCTTAAACTGATCGGCGGCGTCCTGCATGTCTTGTTCTTGGGATGGGTCAAATACTTGTTGCATAACGGTTTATTTGAAAATGATTTGAACGATGTCAATTATACCAAGCGCCCTTAAGGCTATAAGCACAAAAAGCGAACCACAAAAAATTTTAAGCCCCAACTTTTCCAAGAAAGTAAATTTGCTGATTTGGTAGGCTATCCACTCCCTAGCGCCCGCCGCCAAAAGCAGTAGTACGGCTAAAAGTATTGCGGTGGCCTGTTTTGCGCTCATTACTGGTACTGGATTACATGGTAGAATATTTCGTACCCCGTAGATGTTGACAACCTGGCTGTGATATTCGAGTTGTTGATGTTTGCAATGTAGGATGACGTACCCATTGTTGTAGGTATTGTCAGGTGCATGTTTGCGCCCCTGGCATCGTCGTCCGCATTTGCAAAAAACACGGAGTATGCTGAGCCACTTGGAAACGCGGTTGCAAAAGTTACCGTTCCCAATGTCGTGGCGGTAAGTGAACCCGTTCCACTTGTCACGGTTATTTTTCCTGAAATGTCGTCTCCAACAATAGATGAAGTCGCCCCTGTGCCCCATCCAGAACCGATGGTAAAAGAAGGGGTTCCTGAGCTTGCCGTCTCGCGTTGCCAGCGCGTTCCATTATAACTCTCAAGGCTTCCCGTTGTGGTGTTGTATATCATTAGCCCGGTGGCCGGGCTAGAGATAGCATCTCTTTGCGTGTTTGTCATTCGGGGCATTAGAAAGCCCTTTGTAGTGCTTTGGGCTTCCAGTATCGCCGATGCCGCTGGGTCGCTGGTAGTTCCAGCGGCAATGCCGGAACTTGCTGAAAGTGTGCTGGAATATTCCAACGCTGTAGCTCCAGCGTTTACGCGAAGGTGTTGCTTTGCAGTGCCCAGGGCAGGCAGGCCCATGTATGTTTTCAGCGTGGACAGATTTGCCCGCCAACTGAATTTTCCGTCATGGAAATACAGCTTTGAGGTGTCGGCAAGCGCTGGCTGAGCGAATGAAGTGGCGCTACAAACAAGCAGCGCCAGTAAAAATATATACCTCCCCATGATATTATTTTGATTTGAATGACCAAACCCCGCTGCCTAAGCACTTGCATGTGCAGTTGTTGCCCTGGCTGTAGATAGTTTTTGTGGTCGCTGATCGTGGAAAGTCTCTGTGCTATTCGGGTCAATTATGAATGCAAAAGCATCGCTTCCCGTCTTGAAGAATTCGTACTGCCATCCTTCACGGGTTGAGTTGCAAGCCGGTAGGCTCAGAGTAATATCAGCCGTTAATGTACCAACGCGCACAAAGTTGTGAGTGTGGTCAAGCGTAGTATTTGCGGTCAGGGTAGTAAGGTCTGCATCCTGAACGCCAGCGGCGTTTAATCCGGCCACACTTGCCGTTGCAGCGCCGACAATGCCGGCACTACCTGTTTGAAGCCCCTGCACGGTAACAGCACCGCTGAATGTCTTCGCCCCTGCAAGGGTCTGCGTTCCGGTTGAAACAAGACCACGAAACGAGGCATCAGCGTCGGGTATGTTGATGTTTAACGTGCTGCCTGATCGAGACGCGCCAACTGCAGCAGATAGATTTGTGAAAGCTGGGGTGTAGTAAATATTAGCCGAACCGTTTGACCCCAATAGGGTAACGTCACCGCCTACCGATGCAAGCCCGGTGCCTCCGTTGGACACAGGTAGGGTACCTGTTATTGCGTCCCCGTCTGCAAGGTCAAGTGCGCCCCATGCGTATGTGCTGGCTCCAGTCACCCTAAGTACTTGCCCTGCCGTTGAGCTGTTTGTTATCGCCGTTACTGAGCTTGTGCCATTACCCTGGAGCAATCCAGTTACCGTAGTGGCTCCGGTGCCACCATTTGCCACAGGCAGGGTGCCAGAAACGTGCGTTGTAAGGCCGATTTTGCCATAAGAAGGCGCAACACCTACCCCGCCAGATATAAGAGCGTTGCCCGTTGCAACGTCTGCCAGCTTGGAAAGCGCCGAAGAAGTAGAAGCGTAAAGAATATCGCCTACCGTGTACGACGTTTGCCCCGTTCCGCCTTGCGCCGCTGTCACAGCGGCATTGTCGGTCAGGATAGTAGCCGATGCGTTTGGTAGTGTAAAGGTCTTTGCCGATGTTGCCGGCCCCGTAAATTGAGTGAACCCGTTATTTGTACCGCCTCGGGATGCTGCCAGGATTCCTGACCATCCTAATGTCAGGCTGGTGGCGTTGAGCAGGGATGTTGTTGGGCTTCCGCCCAGGGTAAGCGTCACGTTGGTGTCATCGGTCTTTGTCAATGCCCCGGCTGTGGTATAAGACGGTGCGCCGCTTGATCCTGTGGCGTTTCCTAGGTAGGTATTTGCGCCTGCATTACTGAGCGCAAAGGAAAGCGCTGGTGTGGTTGTTGCGTTCGCTACCGATGTTGTAAACAACGGCGAAAGGTTGCCGCTACTAAAGCTAGAAACCGTGCCCCCGCCTGACAACCCAAGCCAGCTCTTTACGGCACCAAGTTTGGCCACGAAGGCCGTGTCTCCCTGCTCCAGCTTAATTTTTGCGCCGCCCCAGATCGTAGGCTGGGCGGCAACCCCGAACGAAAGCAGGGCGAAGAAAATAATAATGATGTTTTTCATGCGTGTGAATTGTGCTTATAGGTTATCGACAAACCAAACACCGGTGCCGCCTGAATAACGGCATGTGCAGTCTATCGAGATTTTTCCGTATAGAATTTTCAAAGTTGAACCGTCGTAAAATGCTTCCGTGCTTGATGGGTCTATGGTCACGCTGAACCCGTCTGTTCCATTACGAACGAACTTAAAATGCTTACTATCGTTTGTAGCGTTGCAGGAAGGCAGCCCGACTGTAATGTCGGCTGACAAGGTGCCTATAAGCACCTCATTCACAGCCGTGGTAATAGTGCTCCCAGAGGTTACAAACGTGTATGGGTTGCCCCAGGAAGGCTCCCATGTAGCGCCTGTCCAGGCCAACACCTCGCTACTTGCCGCGCCCTGCTGAGCAATCTTTAAAGGGCTTCCGCCCGACCCGTCGCCGTCAATAGTCGCGTCCGATGAAACCGTGCCGCTGCTGCCACAGTTAAGGCAGTCCCAAACCCCGGCACCTTCGTACAAGTAAAGTTCAGGTGTAGTGCAGCCGTTAACTACCAACTTGCTTTGGTGCTTGGTTGGCGTATATGAAGGAGCCGCGCAACCCGGTATTTCTTGAACCCGGTGCCCGGATAATGTCCAGTCATCCATGTTTGGGTCCAGGCTTTCGTACCACATGAAAGTTACCGTATCTATTGCTATGCGAGATCCACCAGAGCCAGGCCGAAAAGTGGGCGGGCCAACTGTATAAGATACCCCTAGCGTCCGATACACGTTGTTTACCTGTGCGGAAGCATCAAGGGCCAGAATTACCAGGAAGAAAAACCAAATCGCTCTCATTGTAACCTTACTTGTTTAGCTAAGCCGTTTACTCCGCCAACGTGGTTGTCAGAAGTTTTGTACCAGTCCTCAAACACAAGCCCGTCCGCAACCGCAGATTCATCGCTGTCATATTCTGGCAGATTGCTCAGCCAGCTATTCAGGTTTATTCCAACCGGGTTGTTTACCACAATACAAACCCGGCTATTTATTCCGATAACGGTTATCTGCCTTGGAATAATTGTGACTGTTATTACCTTGCTCATGCCTTTACAATTATCTTTCCAACAATAACCGGGTAACGTGCGCCGGTGGCATCTTCCGTTCTGATCAACCGGTGCGTGTATGTTCCGGCCTCGTCTGTAACAGGCGCACCTATCAGGATATGAAGCTTATTAGTGTCGTCAACTGTCAGGCCCGTTCCTATTTCAAGCGTATGAATTAAGGTTAGGGTTGAATCGTAAACCTCTAGCTCAAAATCGTCATTTGTGATATCAATCTCGGCGCCAGCCCCATCCTTAAACTCCCAAGTATCTGGATATGAGAAGCCCACATACAGACATGACAGGTTCATTACACCTGGGCAAAAATCGCTAGTATCAGTCTGTGTGCAGGTTGCCATTGTTTACTGTTTAGGTTCAAAAACGAATGTGGGCGATGTGATCAACTTCAATATCATGTTTGATTTGAAGTCTAAAATATTGGCCGCGTTGGTAAATTTCTCAGCCTCCTTTTTGTATTTTTCAGATTCAGCGGCTACTTGTGACAAATACAACCTTACTGATACTGAGTCCCTGAAAAGGGTTGGCGATGTAGTTGTCGTGCCTCTGGGGTTTTCCGGGGTTGGTTTGCTGACATAGGTTTCTACAAGGTAGAAACTGTCTTTCCTGATCATATCAAAGGAATAGGTCAGCGATTGCGCATTGATAAAAGCGGCTACAAGCATGAAAGCCGCAAGGATTGTTGATTTTCTCATTAATTGATTGTTACTGTTGATGTTGGGTTAAGCGTCTCTAGCAAGTCTTGAACCGCTTGGTCTAGCGCGTTTTGTATCTTTTCTGTATCATTTGAGCCAGACCCCGTGAAGGCGCCAATGTCAGATTTTGAAAACCGCACTGTATATGAGCGCAGAATTGGAGACGATGCCGAAATAACCCCGGAGCTTATGCCCAGGGTAAGCACCCATGATTGGGTGCGGTTTTCATAGGCTCCCGAGACGAAAACCACCGGCGCGTTGAACTCTTCAATGCTTCCCGCCTCAAACACCACATTTCCCGTGGCGGTAATGTAGCTTTCTTGCGCGGTGGAAAATGCGGCGAAAAAAAGAATTGCAAAAACTGCGATCGTGTATTTCATATTAGTTGTCAAAGCCGCCAAACATCAAATACACTTTGTACTGAGTAGAGGCATTTAGTGAAAATCCGTTTTTTGAATTAACCTGTGTGGCCGTGTCGCTAGAAACTTGAATTTTCATTACATTATAATCCTGATCATTTCCCCCGGAAAGAACCGCGCAAGACGGGCCTAATGGGAATGGCGTTGGATATGTGGCTGTAAATATCTGAGCGTTTGCAGCGGGTGTAGTCCCGGTAGTGAATGTCAGTATAAGCCAGTTCCCGGTGCCTGAAACAGAGTTAATTGTAGGGCCTGTGCCAGCTCCGGAGCCAAATGTTATGTCGCTGTTTGACCAAGCCGGGCCTACTCCAATAAACTGATTAGCCCTAAGCCTTCCAGATACGTCAAGCGGGTGCTTGGGGGCATCTTTGTTAACACCAATAAGCGTAGTAGCTGCGTTTGTCAGTATTAAGCCGTGGTCAACTGTGGCCCCGGGACTGTTTGCGCCAGGTGTAATTTTGAACTTATCAAGGTCTGAGTTGTCAATCCCTATGGCAGTAGTTACGGTGCCACTTACCGTAAACTGAATACGGGGGTCGCCCGCATTTATGCCGCCAACCGTGGCCGAATAGGTTGAGTTAGCGCTTGTGCTTGCGTTGTTCGCATTGTCAATAATTACTCGAAGGTCACCATTCAGGTTACTGCTAGCCCGCATAGCATCCGCGTTGCCAGTTATGGCACCGGAATTAAGGTTAAGCCACCCGTTATTGGCTCCTGTTGCGGCCACAGTTCCCGTAAACGTCACCCTGTCGTTTGTCGCGTCTAGCGTAAAAGCCGCGTCGTTTGAAAGCGTGTTTGCATCCGTCCAGTAGGCAAAGCGGTTTGCTACGCCCGCGCCGTCTGTGTAGCCCAACATGGTCTGAGTCTGAGCAACCGTCATATCAACCGGAGCGGCAGGAGCGCCCGTGTTGTTACCCTTCATAGTGAGCGCCGCCATGTTTGCCAATTTGGCATTGGTGACTGCGCTGTTCGCAATCCCGCCCGTGGCGACGGTGCCGAAGTTCAGGTCGTTGCCCGCCGTGTTAACCCTTAGCACCTGGTCAGAGGTGCCTTGAATGTCAGCGACATTGGCCGTGGCGTTGCCTGTAACTCCTATCACAGAACGGGCAACCCCCTGCCTTATCTTGGCATTGCTGATCGAGTTGTTTATCACCTCGGCAGTTATAGAAGGCGTTGCGTCGCTGTAGGTAAAGTCTATGGTAGCGCCGTCTGAAAGTATGGTACCTACAGCATCCTGGGCGTTTTCGTCTGTGTACTGAGTGATTGTAGATGAAATGCTAGGGTTTCCGGCTACCCCGTCCGGGTTTGTGATGCTTATGCCCGTTCCGGCAGAAAGCGTCCTAAGCACCCATGTATCGGTAGCTGATCGCACACCTATCCCTGTTCCGGTTAATCCCTCTAGGGCGCCCAGGTCATCGTCCAGGGTTAATGTAATTGCGCCGGACGTTGTGATGGGGCCGCCTGTTGCATCAATGCCCGCCGCTGGTGGCGTTATATCTACACTCGTTACCGTGCCCGTGCCGCCGCCACCCAGCCCGCTTGTGTCGGCTGTGATTACATACTTTTGTAGAAGGCTATCAAACGAAACATCTATAATGCCCCGGCCAACAACCATAAGCGTGTCGCCTAGATAAATAGGGGCGTGTTCCAGGCTGTCTGAGGCATAAAACAATGCGCCGTCTACGCCCGTATTGCATGGGCAATCAACAGCCATTTTCAGGCTATCAAGCGTCCCGTATTCTGTGCCGGCCAATGAAACGGTAATTGTCTCGCTTGCTGGTATCAGCTCTTGAAAGGTAGCGTTATTTCCGTTGAACTTAATAATGTAAGGCTGATCAATCCACTTGAACGCGGTGCCGTTCTTTCGAATAAGCACCCCGCAAAATAGCCTTGACTGGATACTTGTGTTACAAATATCACAGTTGTTGTCAGCCGCCGTAACGTAGTCACACAGGCATTCAAATGTAAACGCCTGCGCTTTAGCGTTGTGGCCAAAAGCAACAGAAAGCAAAAACAGCAATATCGCTACCCCTCTTTTCATCTTAGTTAATCTGCCTAGCGTTTAGGTTCATTTCATAGACCGTCAAAACATCGGTGCCCGTGTGCGAAGAAGGTGCAAACACGAACCTGATAATGTCGCCTGGAGAAAGGTTGACAATGCAAGAGCCAGCGGCATTAACACGTTCACTTGTAGCCGTTGTGACCGATTGCCTGAACTTAGACCGCGTGACTGCCGTGCTTCCAACTTTTATATAGCCGTTCATAATTCCGGCCTCAGCAAAAGAAAAGGAAGTTGAGTAACTAATGTGAAACACCCCTGCTGCAGCACCGTCATAAGTCAGCGTACTGTCATTGGTAAAGGAGAAGTCCCGAAGTAGCCCCGTGGTCAGCTCGTCAATAGCCGCTGGTGTCGTTCCCGTAAAGGACAGCGTGGCAGTATCGGAAGAAATGGAAATTTCGCCGTAGGCGGCTTGCTTTGAATAAGGCGCCCACTCAGAAGTGGCCCGGTCATATCCGTACAAGGTTGAGGCCCCGGTGTGAAACCAAAGGTGCGATTGGGTCAATGATGGGGTATTTGTAGGCACCCGCGTAGAATATGACGTAGGCAGTGTTCGGTTAACAACCTGGGCGGTAGCGTCGTTAATCAGGAACGAAAGGGCAAAAGCCAGGAAAAGAAATATCTTTTTCATAAAAGCTGAATTCGTATTTTGTTTTTAGAAAAAAAGCCTGCCCGTTCTTTATCGGACAGGCTTCAATCAATTAATGGAGATATGCTTCGTAGGTTAGGCTGCAACGTAACCCATAGCGCAGGAGCCAGAGGTAAATGCGGTGCCTCCAAGGCTAAAGGTGCGGGTAAAAATGTCCGTTATACGGATCTCAAAAGCCGATGCCGTTTCTGTGACATTGACGGTCGCCGTGCTAGGCCAGTTTGAAAGCGCGATAAGCGCAGCCTGAACTTGTGCCGCGGTAGACCCAGCCAAAGTGAACGAAGCGAGCGTTTGACCGCCGTCTCCATCGACAACAAATGAGCTTGTAGCCCCGCTGCCGGCCCAGTCAAGTGAGTACACGCATTTGCTGATACGAGCGCAAAGCGCCGTTGCCGTTACCGTGGTAGAGGTGTTGTGGAGCATACTGACCACAACCATGTCGCCCGTAATACGGTAGATTGTGTTTGTGCCGGAGGTTTCAGACGTTACGCCTGTAACATCGTCGCCGTCGTTTTCGTAGCCAGCAGCGGCAAGAGCGGCCTTGATTGCCACCACGACATTGGCCGCGCCGGTAGCCGGAAAGCCTGTTGTGAGTGTGCGCGTGTCGCCTTCGCTGTCGCGAATGATAATGTTGTTGACGGCGTTTGCCGTTGGGATAACAACCGAATACTGACATGCCGCGGCAATGCCGGGGCAGCATCCGTTTGACGAGTCAAAAAGTTTTACCAGGTTGTCTGCATTTTGACCGGGGTTTGTGATTGCTCTGAACATGAGTTTTTATGTTTAATTATTGTTCAATAATTGCTTACCGTCTATTTCCCGGTAAATGTTTGCTATTTCAACATCGCCCCACTTTCCAAGCGGGCAATGAGTGATTTCGTTTCTTGCCCTCAGCATGTTGAAATTCGTTTTTGCCCCACACTTGATATCTAGGAAGCAATTGCAAATTCCGCACTGGTTTGTACTGAGTATTCTTTTTTCGCAGCCCACGCAAGCCTTAAACCTTTCCGCCGCCGTCTCTTCATCAACAACCTCGTTGACTAATACATTTTTTGCGGCCAATTTCAACGCTTCTAAAAAGAGGTTCATATCTAGTATTTAAAGCCCCATCTACGGCGCTGTAAAGTGTCTGGTGCGCAAATCTTGTTCATACATGCAGGTGTTGAGCTTAATGGCATTTCGCAAGGTGTCCCCGTGTCCAAAACCCTAGTCTGCATCCAGCGCTCCATGTTTGCTACCGCCACTTCTGTCATTTGCAGTATGTCTTCCCGGTAGTCAGACAGTTCAGCCTTTGAGCCAGAGCGAAAGCCCTGATTTCCAAAACTCCCCCCACCTTCAAGCATCGTCAATCCGTTTGGCCCAGCCTTTCGCGTTGTCGTGTTGATTGAGGCCGCGTAAACTTTCAACGCAATTACCCTTCTTAGGTAGTCATTCCAAAATTCGTTTGCACAATCGTTGTCGCCAAACCTTTCTGCGCTTGCCCAGCTTTCTTCGCCATCGTCGTCTGCGGGGTCTGCCGTGTTTAGGTCAACCGTGCTTTCAAACAGGCACCCGAACCGTATAACAAACTCTCCTATGTCATAGCTCCTGTCACACGTCCACTCGCTTACACTTTGTGGGTACGATGACTTGTTATTCATAAGCCATTCGTATAGCGTTTTGCCCAAGCACTCGTACCCAAACTGCGCTTCAATGTCAGGTATCAATTGGCATATCTTATCGGTAGGGTAGTCCTTCCCGGCTGGGGAATACCTTACTACCTCATAAGCTGTTATTAGGGTCTGCCGTGCCATTTGCTTGCTCCTTTTGTCGTGTTTTATATTCCTCTACCTGTGAGGAAATTGGGCTTTCAAAAGTCAAAGAGTACTTATTCATTTCTGGCATCCCAAAAGCCTCCCACACGTAGGAAAGTATGCTGTTCGTGAACGTCATAATTGTAGTCCGAAGCTCATTAATTACGGGCTCCACATTCATTATGTAGTCCCCAATAAAAGAGTCTGTTGCAAAGCCCGTGGCTGCATCAAACCCCATGAACCGAAGCGTCAATTGATGCGAACGGAGTATTTTTTGCTCGTTAATCTCTCCCGTAACCTTGTACCAGTTTTCATTCGTGTTCGGCTTTAGCTGAAACACAAACATAGGGCGCGAACCAAACGGCCTAGAGGTAACAAACACACTCTGCGGGTCTTCGCCCTTTTGGGTGTAATTCTGCTCCATTCTGTCGGCAAAAGAATCAAATCCATTGCGCTGGGCATCGTCGTTGTCAATTGCTGGAGAAACCCCGCCGCCGTCTTCAACCTCGATAATTACTTGCCCCGTGAAGTTTGCCGCTGCCTGCCTGATTGTGTAGATAGCGTCCTGCACTTCCCGGTACTTGTATAGGTCTGAGGACTTTGAGTCCGGTCGCCCATACCATTGCCCGCCGTTCTTAAGGTGAAACACCAGCCTGATCACACCGTCATCCCCTTTTTTGAAATTCGGGAAAACTGGCAAAATCGTTGGCGGGTGTTTTTTCATGTACCCTGTATCCCAGACGGGGGAAATCATTACGCTCTTCACTTCTCCAGGCTCCGGGTCTATGTACATCACATTCGTCTCATTGATATGTGATATACTTGCCTTGGCCTGGCCATTTATTATTGACATGCTGAGCATAACAAATGCATTCCCAACCTCTTTGAACGAACCGACCGTGTTTTTGTGAAAATCGCGAACGCCACCATCAAAAACAATGTGCTTCTTTAATGCCTCTCCGTATGCCGCAAGCTCAGTAGCGGTAAGCGGCAAGTTTTCCGTACCTGGATCAAACTCTGGATCTTCCGCACGAACAAACTTAGCGCGGCTACCAACCACGTATTTCTTCATCTTCTCAATACAAGCCCCGTGCATAGGGCTTAATTGAGCCAACATCTTGTACCACAGCAGCAAACTGTGCCCGGTGCCTTTTGTGTGCCCGGCGTATGGTACTAACCTGTATTTTTCAAAGAACCTACTTAGCTTATCCGTGTCTTTTATCTCGTCCGGGATTGGGTTTTTCGCCGATTCAATGAGTGCTATTTTACGCCTGCCGCCGCCCCTTAGTTCGCTGAACGGAGGTGTATTTACGGTAGTTTCGTCGCAGCATCCATTGTTCCCTGACATATCACTTATTCTTCAACAGTTCTTTTTTGCTTTTGCGTTTTTCGGCATCTTGCTCTTGTGCGGGTTCTAAGTCTGGCACGACCTCAATACATGGGTTGCCCTGATTATACAGAACCGACAACTGAGCCTGGGTTGCAAGCGGTACAACCTTTGTTTGTGCCGGCCCAGCTTTCCCGGCCTGAATATGATGCTCAAAAGCTTCATTCAGGGCAACAAGTTTGCCGTTGCACAATGTGCAAAGCCTTTTGTTGCCCTGAAATGACTTCTTGACTGCGTACATGGTTACAGCGCTTCTATTTCGGTTGCCGTCAAATCGGTGAACGGCGCCAATTTCTTTGAGCGTCCGCGAACCAGAACTTCAAGGCGAGCCTCTTCGGCTGCCGTGCCGGACATTTGAGAAGGCACGATCTTCGTGTCACGGATTTTCGTTCCTGTAAACCCACCTGTTGCGGCGGAGTCAATTTCAATACCCTGGATGACGCTTACACCAGAGGTAAGGAAGTGAATAAATACAAGGGCGCAGCAATCAGCCGCCCCATCTGCCCACGTTTTGTAGGTAGAGGACATGCCGCCAAACTGTAGGAATGCCTCTGCGTTGTAACGCATTGCTCCGGTTTCGTTTGTGCGTTCGCCAACTTGGTCAAATCGGCTGGTGTCGTTTTTGTCATACTGGAGCTTCTTGAAAAGCCCGGTAGTGGCCATGGTAAGCGCTGATACAATACCGCTTGTGACGGTGATCGCCTCAATGTCCTCCAGTTTGCACACATACGAGTAATCCAGTCCACCGGTATTATCAGGGCACGATGTTGTGCTATTAAGTGCTACTAATGCGCAAGCCATTTTTTATTTGATTTTATGCCTTTCGGCTGTGATCTAAGATGGGTTGTCGCTCTGGTTAGGCTGGGGTCAAGTTGCGGGCGTAGACAACGAAGTCTTTGTCAGCAAGGGCGGTACCCCAACGCAGGGTAGTGTCCATGAAGATTTTACCCATGTACGGGGGGTCAAGCTTTTGAACCACGCGCAAGCCGGTTCCTGGCGAGAACTGATCTTTGATGTTCATTACATCAGCGGCAATGCCAAATGTTCCAGGGGCAACCAGTGCAACCCGGTGGCAGTTCGTGCCAACAATTTCATCAAACCAGCTTGATTCATCCCACTCAATGACCGGGATGCCTTCGTAGTGGAGCACACCTGGCATCATTCGCTGAGTGCCATCAGTTCCAACAAGTACGTAGTTGGTCAGGCTTGGGCTATAGGCAAAGTTGGTAATAAGGTATTGCTTGTAGGCGCGGAATTCCGGGCCGCTAACCAACATAATTGGGTAGCGCTTAGCACCTCCACCAACCTGGATACCGCGACGCGCCATTAGGCGAAGCTCCGATTTTGCGGCGTTAATAACCTGTTCAAACAGGGCTACAATGTCGCCGGTGTAGTTGTTGTTTGCGTCAATGTCTGCGTCTGGGATGCTAATGTTATAGCCAGTTTCGCCCTGATCTGCCAAAGAGTCAAGCAGCGTTACCAAACCGGAGCAGTTGTTTGGGCGGGCATCCGTTCCAACCATCTGGTTGTAGAAGGCCTCCCAACGCTCGTCGTCTACGGCAAAGGTGTTGTTCGTGTCGGCTTCGGTAATAAGCGGGTGCAAACCAAAGTGAACAAGCTCATTGAAAGAGTTGCCCAATCCAGTAGAAAGGGTGGCAAGTGTCACAGACAAAAGCCTCTGCAATTCTGTGCTTGAGCTTAAGTCGCGGACTTCGTTACCTGGGCCAAACAGGGATTCAAAACAGGTGTTCCAATAAGCGTCCGGGCATTGTTCGCCCTGGTACTCGATTGGACAGGTGTCAATTTCGGTAAGCCCCGTGCGAATGCGGCCATTGGGATCCCAAACACACCCGTTCTGCCGCGGGCGGAGCATGTGGTATGCTGGGTTAATGGTCATGAATTTGGCTTTGCCATAGCCATCTACCTCCAGCATGGTGTAAAGGCCAAGCTCATTCTTGCTGACATCGGTCAACTCCACGCCTTGACGGCGAAAGATGTTGAGCCATGGGCCGGTTTTGACGCGGATATAATTGCTCCCGCCGTTGGTGTCAATTGATACGGCTTGCCCTGATTCATCAAACCCGAACGCGCCACTTGGTACTGTAATCATTTTTCTGAATTTAGATTGTGCTTAGATGTATGGTTATGCCGGTGCGGCTTTAATGTCATTAATTCATGTGAGCCATAAGCTGCTCCATGGTCATGGTGTTGCCTGCTTTCGGCTGCCCTTCTTTGATAGGCAGGGATGCATCTGGCTTGGGGGTTTCAAAAATCGGCTTGGATACTTTCACCGTTGCCAGTTCAGCGGATACGGCTGCCAGTTTTTCGTTGGCCATCTCCAAAGCAGCGGCCTTTTCGGCCAGCTCAGCGTTCAGGCTTTCGATCACCGCGTCTTTTGAATTTGCCTCAGTCTCCAGGGCCTTGAATGACGTTCCAAGCGATTCTACTTGAGCCTTAAGCTGCGCCGTGTTTTCAGATACCGCGGCCTCTGCCGCCGCCATAGCGTCCCGCTTGATAGCTTCAAGCGTTCCGGCATCGCTCAGTTCTTGGTGCAGTTCGCTTTCCGAGGCCTCCGGACGCGCAAAAAAAACGGTCAGGGCCGTCATTACTTCTTTATAGAATTGACTTGATTTGATGTCCCACATAGGATTTCTTTTTATGGTTGTGAATACTTTTTTGACCAAGCCGTAGCTCGCTTAATTGCATAGGAAAGGTTGCCAATCCCATCTATAAGCCCACGGCGCTTTGCTTCTGCCGCGTCAAACATTTTACCAGACAGGGTGACACTACGGTACTGCTCCGCACCTGTCAGCGGGCGGGCGGCACCTATCATTGCATGAAATTGGTCTGTTGATTTGTCGGCCACTTCCTGGAGCGGCTCATAATTCCCTTTTACTGCCTCCCTGATCTCGTTATTCTTTAGCGGGGCGTTTTTGCCGTAAAAGGCTACAAAGTTTTCCTTGTAGTAATTTAGGAACTCAAGGCTGACCTGAACCATGGCGCCAATGCTTCCAAACTCAGCCATTTGGTCTGAGGCTATGACTTCATCTGCCATTGCGATTGTGCCGTATGCCGCCGATGCTACATAGTGGCCAAACCCAATCACGGGCTTGTTGCGCTCTTTGAGCGCCCCGGTCAGGATATTCATTGCCACCACTTCACCGCCACCGCTGTTAACTTCCAGTATGATCGCTGAGACGTTGTTGTTTGAGTAGGCGTTCCTTAGCTGTTGCGCTTGGTACTGAACTCCGTAGCTGCTGCTACCGTCCCGGGAGGACATTACGCCCTCTAGCCGCAAAAGAGCGATTGAATTTTTGGGCGTTAGGCTTTCGTTCCTAAGTATGTACGGGTCGGAAATGGTTTTGGTCACACCCCCCTCAGCGGTCAGGATGGACGGGATACAACGCTCACGGCGTTGAGAAATGCCTAGGTTTACATAAGGTACGCCTGCTTTTAGTTCGGAAATGTCGGACAGATACTGATTCAACGCCTGGAAGCCAAAACGCTCTTCGATGAACATTTCTGACATTGACAAGAGCTGTTCAATGCCCCTGTTCTCAAATGTAGTTGTGCTGAGTCTAGCTTCTTCCATTGCGCTATTAGTGTCGCAAAGGTGAAGCCAAAGGCGTTTTTTTATACCCCTTGGAAGGGCTTACTGGGCGCAATCCCGCCCAATTTGTATGGGCGCTTAACCCGGTTTGCGGCTTTTATAGCCCTGATACAGTGCCTAGTAACACTATACTTTATAGATAACTGCCTTTCAGTCTTGCCCCGTGAAAGGTCGTAGGTTATCATTAAGCTACACACCCTTTCGTACCCAATCAGGGTAACAAACTCCCGAAAAGAGTCTGGCAACAAGTCGTAATCAGTCACATTGTAACCAAACATAGTGTAAAGCTCTAGGCACCTGCGGCGGAATGTCTCTTGATCTATCATTTGATTATTTTGATGCTCATTGTCATTGAGTGATCTTTTTTATCAGTAGGCCAAATCCGTATCAAATCCCAGTAGTGCGCTGAAATGTTGTACCTGTATACAAACGAGCCGTTTTGGCACCGCTCTGCCAGCCCAATAGATTCAAGGCTTTCGACAATATCAACAGGCATTACCAATTGAACTACGTTACCTATTGCCCGCTCTCCGGCAAGTTCGCACGATACCTCAATAGCCGTGTCAATCCAGCCCTTGATTTTCTGTTTGTCTAGCGCCATTTGAAAAGTTTGTTTCAATCCCGTACTGATACCAGCTTAAAAGCCCTTCGGCGTTGCAGCAGTACGAAAACCTTGATAATCCATATCTGTCGTGAATACTGATCAAAGTCCTAAAGTCTTTTTTGCCAACGGCATCAATTACGGCCTGGTGCTCAGACTCCGGCAATTTCGAGAAGTCCCATTCATCCATAGTAGATAGGTATTGCCACTTTTTCACTTTCAGGGATGCGAAGCCTGGCACGTTCGCTATTTTGAGGGAGGGCGCCCACCTGAACCGCTCCAGGCGCTACCCAAAAGTCATAATCGCTTTGCTCCCGGTGCTTCATTCCTGCGGCCTTTCGCGCCTGTATCACTATTTTTTCGTGCCGGTTGGCTTCGTTAAAGTCTACGTAGTCACCGCGCACCCTGGAACCACAGGCATATACCTGGGAGCCTGGAAAGCATCTTGCAACCTTTTCGTAAACGGCTGCCGTTTCCGGTGGGAACTCATTGAATGCTGATACACGATAAAGCTGCCTGATTTTTAACAGCTCATCGTTTTTTATCACTATCCTGGTGTAATTTTTTGCTCCCTCAGTTTGAGCTATGTGGTAAAGCCACTTCAATTCTCGCTCCATTGAGTCTATAAAAGGCTCCTTACTGAACGGGTGTAATCGCCTGAATTTTATCCAGATAGACCGTCTTGGCGACTTTCCTTTTATTTCTGAGCGGCCTTTCATCCTGTAATAAATATCTTGCCAGCGCGTAGCCTACGCACTGCGTTTTTCAGGTTTAACGCCTCAACGTAATGGCAACCCGGCTGTAAGTCAAGACGTTTTTTTGCCTGGCCAGCAATTGGCATCGCGTCCGGTTCGTTTATTTTTGCTTTGCCCAATATTCCTGTTTTGGGGTCAAAAATGTAAATGCTGCCACCGTCAATAGTTGGCTGTATTTCTCCAACCTTTTGGTAAGAGGTTGTAATCGGCAGCTTTATTTCTGCTACAACCTGATCGTCAAGCTTTACCCATTCGTCTTTCATGTTCTTGATATTTAGTACTCAATAGTTGTTATACAATCTTCCGGCTCAGAAACAGGGTTGCCAGCGTAACCCATTGGCTCCCAATCTGCGTCAAACCACTTCTGAGCCATATCGTAATCCCTATACCTGTAAACCTCACCTTCTGTATCTGAAATGATTATTTCAAACGACCAACAAGCCGGGCGTTTGATCTTGAAAAACCGCTGATCTAATTTGTCTGCATAGGTTTTTGTAGAAGCCCGGAAGCCAAAGTAGTCAATGGCCAATGCGTTTAGCGTATCAACTAGGTTTGTCACAAACTGCCTCCCATTTACCTCAACAACATTAATTATACCAAAGTCGGCTGGCGCTAGCAATTGCTCTATTTCGTTTATTTTAAACGATGTTACACTAAGCTGGTCCAGGGTGTCTTGCGTCATATACTGACCAAAGTCTTGGTAGTAATCACATTCAGTAAACCGGCAAGAGCAAGGCAAATCGCAACACTCAGTATCGGACGGCTCAACAAGGAACTTCATTGGTGTCGGAATGTCAGCGCCATGGGCGAAGTCTCTTATTGATTCTCCTAATGGCAATAGCTGGCGCCCATTATATGTCAGCTTAAACTTTGTCCTAAAGTCCCAAGCGGAGTAATCGTTGCTGTTCATGTAAACCAGCAAATCAAGGTACGCCCCTCTTTTTAGTTTTTGCAGTAAGGCAAGATAAAAGGTCACGTACAAATCCCGTTCAGTAGACCCATACACCAAAGAGGCCACAAGCGTAGGCTCTAGCCCGGTGGCAAAACTTAGCGTCGGCAACTGAGACGCATATCCAAAGAAGTCAATACTGGTGCCCTCAAAATAGAATGAAGCGTTGCGGCCTTCGCCTTCGTCAAATTGCGACGTTTCGCCAAAAAACACTAACGCCCGCGGCCCTATGTTAAAGGAGCGTTCACCGGACGAGTTGTCCCACAGGCGCGGCAAATACACCATAGGCAGTATGTCCTTTGAGTGATTAATCAGCGGTGGCGTGGCCCGCTTTAGCGCGTCCGGCCTACCTTCCAGGGTTGGCTCAAAGAAAGGGTTTTTTAACTCAGTTACTTTGTCCGGCAACTCGATTGAGTTTAACACCCGCCTGGAATACGCAGGCTGATCAAGCTTTAGGCTGTCAATATAAGCGTCTGTCGTGTCGGCAAACTGTAATTGCGTGTACCTGGTAAGGTCGTTTTTTACCCTTGTGAGCCTAGCGCTATCACAGACAACCTTAGCGTCAAGGTCAATTGGTGTAGCGCCGTCATTTATAAACCCTGGCACATTGTCCGCGTATACGTCCGCTGTTCGATAAGGGTGTACTATAACGCGCCTGTTTGCCCAATCTGTTTCAATGCGACCATTTATGAAGTGTACATACCCTTTGAAAGCTCCGAGTAGGTAATACTCGCAATTTATCAGCCTGTTAAGCGCAACGACATCGCCCCTGACAAGAGACTTGTTATTGGGCTCAATGATTATACGGCACCCGGTTTTGATCGTTGTGACAAGATTTGACTGAATAGCAAGCCCCGCGTATGCGTTTGGCTCTATGTCAGCCTCCAGCGAAGTAGTGACGAATAGCGTCTCTAGAGCATTGACCTTGAACACAAACGTCGCGTAAACAAGGCCTGTGATATTTCCCACGTTGTCGGTTTCACCTAAACTTATTTCATAGGTCTGAACCGTGGCGCCAACGTTTTCAAACTGCCCGGAAATAGTGAATTTGTACCTAGCCTTAAATGGAAGCGTGTTTTGAATAGCCGCGCTGTAAAGCCCCGGTGAAGCCTCTACTGAATTGCTCCCGGGGTCATATTGTAGGCTTGTGAAAAATATTGGGACGCTAAGCCCGGTGGCGTTTGTAAAGTCAAGCAGAAGCTGACCTATCAGCTTGTGATTGCCACCTTTGGATTGCGTGAAGTATTCCCTACTAAGTATGTAGACAAATATCGCCCTTGAAAGCTCAGTTTCAAGTATTTGCCCCTCTAGCGTCCAGCCTATTTCGCAAAAGCCAAGCTTTAATAAGTTCGGAAGAGAAATAAATGGCCGTAGGTCTTCAAGCCAAATGTGCTTAACTGGTGGGTCTGTAAACTGTATAGGTTCTGACAAATCAACCCAACCGCCATAGTCAGCCGGGATCCAACGGTGTAGGTCATTAGAGTCAACAGCAAACTGATCAGCCCACGTATCTGTTGCCGTGTCGTCAAGCGTCACGTTTCCAAGCTCTATGGTGCATAGCTTTTTTTCGCTGGCCAGCTCTAGCCAATGATTTGGCGAACGGCGAACATCAATTTCCCATGTACGCTGAACGTCATTTTTGCCTTTTATCCAAACGTGGTCAAATGGCAATTCGTGCCCTTCACAAATCACACGGGCCTCTATACCGCTTTTTGAATTGTTTGTGATTATGGGGGAAGAAAACGACATAAACGCAGCGTCATTCACCGTTGACATTGGAACGTCAAAAGACAATACCCCGTCTGTTATCAGGTTGTTTATATCGCTGAGCGCATTAACGTCCTTACTGGACCTGACCGAAAAGCCAGGCGGCAAATCCAGCGCGGCCCACCCTATTCCACCAAGTATAGCAGAGCCTTCGGCGGATAGCTTGACCAATATCTGTGTAGCGTTGCTCATTTATCCTGCGTTGCGGGGGTTTTGAATCGGGATGTCTTGCAGCTTCCCGTCTATTATCAAATCAACATATTCGCCGTACTGGTAAATGTTTATACCTCCCGGCTCAATCAGTAGCCGTTTTGCTACATAGGTGCCGCCTTCGCCTGTTTCTTCAACCTGTATCCATCTTTCCGGGCTTGCCTTTAAAGAGCGGAAATAGGCTACTTCCTGCTCAGAAAAGTTTCGCCTTGCGCGAAGCCGGATAGTGTCATAGGCCCTGATCTGGTTGAGCATCCTGCCAGAATTCTTTGCAGCCTCCACCCGTGTCGTGGCGCATGGGGTGTTTAGGCATATTTCGGTGCCCTCTTGCACTACGTCTTTTTGGATCACCTCACACAATATTGTGCCTATACCGCCCGGTGGGGTTTTGAAATAAACGTCCGTGACATTCTCGCAAGCGTGGTCTATGGTAAAGAACGTCTCCCATCCAACCGTTTCGCCTGTAATATCTTCGTCATCATCGGTAGCGATAGCGCTTACCTGGTACTTTACTACATCGCTAATGTCAGTCAGCGAGAATATACTAATCAGCCGCTTTGGTGATACATTAAAGCAATGTACCTGGTTAACGCCAAGCGCTTCGTAGGCGACGTACTCAGTGCTTGTAGTGCCGTCTGAAAATGTTACCGTGAACTTAAGCTGTACCGCCCCAGGTGAAAGGGATTGATAGGCAGCGGCTAACCACAACCAGGCAAAAGAGTTTTCCCCCAATTCCAGGTACTTAGGCTTGTTGGTCAAAAACTGTGGCGACTCTGCCGGCTGCGAGTCACCTACCCCTATATTGTCGGGATGGTCATAAATGTACCGGCGCATTAACAGGTTTTCATGTAGCTCAAAAACCGTGTCCATCACAAGAATTTCGTCGCTACTCTGAAACGCTCCAGACTGAGCCTGACAATTGTCGTCACGATAAGTTACCCCGTAGTCGATGAAAAACTTGGCAATCATTGTCGTTATGTACGGGTCAATTTCACTTGTTGTTGAAAGGTCAGGCATTGGCGTGTAAAGCGAACGCCTTGCATCGGCCATGTAATCAACACAAACCGGGTCTGAGGTATCACATGAGATTACAGGGGTCATACCCTCATAGCTTGTGATTGGTGCGTTGCCCGTCTCAATAAACACTTTTTGAAGCCTGGTTTGAATCATAGCCCCATTAACCGGGATTGCCGTCACCCCGTTTGTTACCGTTACCGTGGCGCCTGCGGTTACAAGCGCTGAAAGGTCCATGCCAACCCCCGTAAAGTCTGCCTGTTCGCCACATTCGTTCCAATCAATATCTGTTATAGAATTAGGGGTTGGAGATGTTATAGCCGTGTTTGCTGAGAAGAAGAAGTTAGCCCTCAGCATACGCCGGAAATTAGAGCCTGAAAGGTTGCCAGACGACTCTATCTTGAAACTGGTTGCTGTGTATGGTGTTGTGTTGTCAACCGTAAACAACCGGCCCCATATCGTGAACTCTGTACCGTTTGACGGGATTGATGAAAACGTGGTTGGGAATTCAATATGAATATTTGCGAATGACCCAGGCGTTTCCAGCACGTCGCCCGAACCAGGAGTTAGGCACCATTGGAGGCATTCAGAAACCGGGGTTGGTACTGGCGATGCTACTGGTTCGCTTGTTATAGTTAAAGCCATGACGGTGTTTGATTTTTTTCAAAAAATACTGGCATTGCGAACGCCCTTGACTTTCCCCTAATCTCTATCCTTGAAACAATTCGATCTATATCTAAACCAATAGGTTCAAAGCAAAGGGCTTTTAGCTTTGTATAAACGAACGATGTCGGAACAAGCATATTTTTAGTATTTTCGGCTCCCTGTAAAAACATTGTGCCATCAGAGAACAAATGAATAGCGCACAAGTCGCTCACTTGCTCAGCTAGCCTTATTGCCTTATGCTCGTTCTCGCTGTTCATAAAAAGTCTGCCTACAAATAACTGATCAACGCGGCGGTCTGAATTACACTCTTGACTAAAGTAAGCATCTGTTATTCCGCAGTATGCTTTATGCGTCGCCCAAAGCCATTTTTTGGGATCTTTCCTTAACTGTAGGTTTTTTATCACCCCGTTTGTTACCGTTACCTTTTTTATATCCTGAAATGGGAATATATAGGAAGCTTCAATGTAGATAGGGTCCCGCTTTTCAATTGGTGTTGTTAGGCATGACATGGTTTATCCTTGTCTGTTAGTGGTTAACTGCTCTTCTCGCTCAAGCCTGCGGCTTGCATCATTAAGCCCTTCTGACAGGGCGTTTTTTACCTGGCGCGAAACCTCCTGGGCCACAGCGTCACCAAGGCTTTTGCCTATCTGGCTTACCTGGTTGTCAGAGAATGACGCTTGGGCGTTCAAAGATACGCCACTTGACCCTGATGCAAATGACGTTTGTGGGACAATATCAACAATACCTCCGGAGGCGAAATAAGGCACTATGCTGCCGCGTGACGCGCCCGGCACACCAACGTCGCTAAATATGCTACTACCCGCCCGCTGTGCTATTGCCGATTGCTGGTGTTCGTTTAGCACCATCTCTCCTGGCTTCAAATAAGCAAGCACATTGTCACCGTGCTTTGTGGTCGGTGCGTTTGGCTTTTCTGTCACTTTCCCGGGGCCTAACTTTTTAACTTTACCGCCCTGCCAAAACTCTTGCGAATTTATTTCCCGTATCTGCTCAGCACCGGCCAGCAGCGCCGCCCCGGCCAATATGAAGCTGAACGGAGGCGGTGCCCCTGTCAACGCCTTTGTCACGGCCAAGGCTGTATTTATGTACGCCTCTTTTAGTGCCAATTCCTTTCGCTTCTTTGCGCCCTGCCGCTCCAGCTCTTGCCGCTTCTTTTCAAAATCAGCCCTGATAGCCTTTTCCTTTGTCGCGTTCCCGTTTGCTGCCTCAATAGCTGCTGCCTCTTGCGCGTCTAGCGCTGCAAACTTTTCGCTTTGCTCTTTTTCAAGCTGGTTTTTTTTGATCTGGAACTCAGTGTCGGCAATAGTTTGTGCGCTGCCAACTGCAGCAGACTTTATTGCTTGTTCTATCTCCTGGCGCTCCTTTGCAGACCTCTCGGCTTCTTCCTTTTGGTCTTTGCTTCGCTGCTTATCAAAAGCCTTGGCCTGGTCTGAAAGCGCTTTTAGCTGATTTGAAAGTGCTTCTTTGTTGAGACTTATATCAACTGAAAGTACCGCCGTTTCCTTAAAATCAAATGCGCCCTTTTTAATTGCCTCAATGCCTCTTTTTACTTCATCAATAGCATCTTTTGCAGCCTTTGCCTTTTTGACTAATTCTAAAAAAAGCGGACTATCTGTAGGCGTGGCCTCGATCTGCTTTTCAATGTCAGCCAATGTTTTTTGCAGTGCGTCAAGACTGCCAGCGGCGGCTTCTTCCTCTTTAGCCTTTGTCTTTTTCCCTTTCTTCCCTTTTCCGCCCCCGGCCTCAGCAAGATTATCAACCGCCGCTGTTGTTTTATCTAGAGACTTAACAGCGGTTTTGCCACCCTCATTAAATTGACGGAACAAGTCAAGAGCGTCCTGCTCGGCAGCGCTTAAATTGTCTTCCGCGCTTGCCGCCAACCTTTTAAAATTCTGGTCAACCTTTGCGCTTGCCGCGTCAATCTGGGCAATATCTGACTTGAATTGTGCAATGAGTGACGACCTTAGCTTTTTCGGGTCTATTGTACCAAAGTTTCGCAGAGTTTCGCCCGCTGTCAAAGATCCAAGCAGCGCCCGGTCTGGAGTAGCCTCAATTTCGATCAGGCGAAGTTGTTTCTGTTGCCGCTCTATTTCAAGCTGCTCCTTTGCCCGTAGTTTTAGCCGCTCCGTTATTTGAACCCTTAGCACATTAGTTGCTAACTGCTGTAGTCCATTGAGCTGGTTTATGTTTGCGGCCTCTAGTTGCTGATTAGTCAACAGCGAAGGGTACAGCTTTACCAGGTCTGAAATTGCCTGGTTTCTTTGCTCTTGAGTGGCTTCGCCATTCCTTAGAATATTGAAGTTTTTCTCTGTTGCTAAGCCCTCTTTGTTTATTTCCCGTGTCGCCATCTCAGCCGAGGTGGCAAGAATAGTAGCAGCCGTACTAGCCCCATCGGACGCGGCAGAAAAATCAAATAACTTGTTAGAAGCGTCCGCTATTGAGTCAATTCCATCAGCCAAAGCGCTGAAAAACCTGGAAAGCCCGTTACCAATAGAGCTGCTAGTTACAAGCTCAGTAAAAGCGTTTGATACCTTTTCTATGGAGGCGCCAAGCGTGTTGTTCTTTTTCTCAAACTCCTGCGTTACGCTACTTGACTCCCTTACTGTTTTTGTCGCCTGACCAACACGGGTATCTAACAACTCCATATTCTGGCCTAGCTTGGCCACTACCTCAGCCGTGCCAACGCCGTTGAGCTTTAAATCCTTCAAAACCTTTTGCAGCTCGGTGTTATTCAGGTTCTTATCATTCAGCTTTCCTAAAAATAGCTGTACGGCCCCAAACAAATCTTCGTTAACTAATTTCTTAAAGTCCTCTGTGGCTACTCCTGCAGCACTGGCAAAATCCTCCGGAGCAGTCGCCACACGTTGAAGTATCCGGATAAACCCACTAGAACCGCGTTCAGCGTTAACGGCCAATTCATCAAGGGTCGCGGATACGCCAAGTATTTGCCCAGCGCTAACACCCAGCGTTGAGCCCACGCCGCCGATACGCCCCGCAAAATCTGCTATTGTCCCGGCGCTAGCTACCCCCTGTGCTTCCAGGAAGTTCAGGGCGTTACCTATCCCCGTTATGTCTTTCCCTATATCGTCTGTCTTAATGTCCTTTAGAACGTTGCGCAGCTTTCCAATAACGTCGGTTGTTTGCTCTACCGACCCTCCAAATTGATCGCCAAGAGCTACATTTACAACATCTACGGCCTCGACAAACGAAAATAAATCCTGCTCAGCAACACCAAGTTTACCTCCTATTTCGGCAATGCCTAACTGGTTTGCTATAGTTGTCCGGGTGTTTCTGCCTTCAAGCTTTTGCTCGAGCCTGTCTACAAATTCAATAGAGGTGTTTGCGGCCTTTGCCACATCTGCGATTGAGTCGGATAATCCTGCATTTACGGAAACAACCTTTTGTCCTATTGCAGTAATACCGGCAATCGCTCCACCTGCCAGCAGCCCACCTGTTAGTGCGTTTCCAAGACTTGCAAGCCCTGACTTATAATTGCCTACATTCCCGGTAAACCGGCCTATGCTTTGCTCTATCCCGTCAATTTCGCTCTTTACCCTGGACGCGCTCTTTATCAGGTTTTGTCCAAAATTACCCTGCCGTTCAGCCGCGCTCAGCTTTGTGATCTGTTCTGTCAGCTTTGAGTATTCAAGCCTAAGCCCTGCAAGGGAGTCCTTTGGGACGGCGGTCGCCTTAAACTCTTTGTTGAGTTTGTTTTGCTCAACGCGCAATGCCTCAGCCTCCCTTTTGAGTTTTATGCTTTCGCCCAACAGTTCGTCATAAGGGCTACCTAGCGCCTTAGCTTCTTTGATCGCCTTGTTTATGGCTAGTTGCTTGTCCCTGATACTGTCCTGGGCTTTGGCTACACCAATGTCCTCGGCTGTGAATGTGAATAGAATCTTGGTTGCCATTAGGTATAGATATTTACAGGCTCCATTTTTACAAGCCCGGAGACATTTATGAACACTTTTTTGCCCATCACATTTTCGATGGTTTCCTGGATTAGCTTAAGATCGCGGTTTAGTGTTTGCGAGGCGAAGCCCAGCCTTTCTCCATTTTTTGAGAATCTAAAACTGCCGTTTGTAGGCATACCTTCGTGCTTGTGCGTCATAGCCGTTGCAAAGGCAGCCCCAACAGCCTCTTTTCCAGCAAGCCCCTTGCTCTCAAAGAATGTTATCAGGCCTTCAATGTACTTTGACTTACCGCCGCCACCGCTGCCCCGCTTAGTGCCGGAAAATGGTATTCTTCCAGGCGATACCCCGAACTCCATTATCAGCCCATAATCTTCGCAAACAACATTGGCGACTACGGTTGAGCCTGAAACCTTTATTTCGTATTCAATAGAGTCGTGCAGCTTTCCGGTGTTGTAATGACCTTGCGCCTTAAGCTCGTCGCGCAAGTCGCCTTGCAAGACCTTCATTGCCTGTTCTAAGGCATCCTTTATGTCCGCAACAACGTTCACCTACCCACAGCTTTTGCACCCAGCCTCATGCGCAAGCGCAGCAAAACTGGGTGTGTTGAAATTATATTCAGGGACAACGCAATTCTTAATACATACCTCAATGTCAATAGAATTGCCTACAATTCCTTGAGCGCCTAGTGAGGATTTATATGCTGGGGCGTTCTGTATGTTACTTTCAAGCACCGACCCGATGTTGACACCACGGGTGTAGCCGCTGATTGTTCGCGCCGCAACCATAGCGTCAAGATGGTTGACATGGTACACGCCCGTTGTGCCGTCTGGAAGGGTAGCCTCAACCAGTCCGGCCAAGTACCGGAGCGCAGAGAAAAGCAGCGTTGCGGTATCTTCGTAGACCTGGTTGATAGTCCGCCCCTTACAGCCCTTGCACTTCCATTTGCCGCAATCAACAGACGGTATATCCATTACAGATATATTAAAGTTGTAGCAGCGCTCAGAGTTTTGGGCGAGTGGCCTCTTTGCCGTGTAGGAGGTTTCGATGAGCGCAAGCACGGGAAATTCCCAAGTCACGGCATTTGGGTTGTAACCGTTGCCGGCCCACAGTCGTGACCAAAACCAAGGGTTTTCTTTGTCGCACATTGTTGCGCCAAAGTTCTCAGCCGAAATAATGCCCCCCGACCCTTTTTCAATTACGCGGAAGGTCTGGAGCTGTTTGCAAGGCAGCTCATTTTCAGGGCTAAAAATGACGGCTGAACGGAGGGCGTTTATAATGTCTATCTTTTGCATTAGAGCATTGCATTTTCGTTTGATATCGCCCGCACCGCCTCTTCAAATGAGGCAAGTAACGCGCTTTGTATCGGTGTTTTATCTGGCAGCTTAAACCAGCCACGTTCAACCAGGGTAACAACTAGCGTCTTCCACCCGATACGGCTGAAAACCGTTTCGTTGTGTTTGACGGCGCGTTGGTACGCCTCCCTTTCTGCTTTCTCGTCTCCACCACGCGGCCTAAAGCCTGGTGGGTTAAAGAACCAATGACATGATGGTTCTTTCCTAAGGCCGTCAATGTACTGAGCAAAAAAAAATCAATATCAAGGGCGGTTTGCGTGTCTATCTGCTGAAAAAAAGCAGCGCGTTCAGCTAAGAACGATTGCTTTTTTGACTCGTCTGTTGGAAGCTTTTCGCCTGGCTTCCTCAGAAGTATTGCCAGCATGTGCAGATACCTGGAGTATGCGTTGTCTCCGTTTTCATCGCCGTGTTCTACAATTATCTCCTGGAGGTCATCGTATGAAAGCGATAAAAGGTCAACCGAATTAGTGTGCGGCAGCATAGAGCGCAGCCTTTTAATGTAAGGCTCTTTGTCTTGCGCAGACTCAAGTGTTTGTAGCATCGTGACGCACTCCCGGACGCTTGCACCGGCGCTTATCCGGCGCTCAAACAACCTTACAACCTCGTATGCCTCAACGGCGCTGTTCACGTCCACATCTGGCAGCATTCGCCCACCCAGGCTATTTACAAGCATCACAGGTATTTCAAACTCCTGCTTTTGGTAGGTTACTTTGTTGTTTTTCGTACCCCTTAAGTGACCCTTCCATTTTCCGATTGACTCAACAGCCCAACCGTACATGCTGCGGACCCCGTCAACGCTGCTGCTGTTTTGCTCCCACTCGTCGCCAAAGTTTGCTTTCAGTACATCGTCAAACGGTACTCCGGATAGTTCGGCCACAGCCTTGGCCATAACAGCGACCACATTAGCCCCTGGTAGGCTGATCTTATCCGCCTCAGCCATAAAGCTGACATAGTTTGCAAGCGGCAGCTCGGACGGGTTGTCTGGCAGTTTTATTTCGGCAATCAGGGTGCCGTCTGGTTTGTTTAGCTTGACTACCTTCATTTGTCAGCGATTAAAGCAATGAGTCGGTTTGCCATTTGATTGGGGGATCCGGAAGTATGGTCGGCGCCCATCTTTTGCAGGGTAGCAGCAATACGCTCAACGCCAAAGGTAGCCACGGCATTTCGGCCTGACATAGTAGTGATCGCCTTCGCTTCGGCAGTATTAAGCGGGGCAATTATTGGGTTCTCGTTTGTGGTGTTTTCGGCCTGCGTGTCACCGTTTGGAAGGTCAAGCTCTGGAGCTGCCACCTCCTTCTTTTGCCGCCCCTTTTTTACTGCTGGCTCAATAACCTGGTCAACCGGTTTAACCGCCACAACAGCGGCGCTTTTTTCCAATTTGCCTTGTTGTAGCATCCGGTTGGCTACTCGTTGTTCCCGAGATAACCGTGCGCTGTTGAGCTCGACTTGTGGGACTCC